AGCAAAGCACAAGTCCTCACATTCAGGTCAAATCGGTAGCCGCAGAATTAATTAAACAGTTACAACCGCAGATTAAAGATGACAAACAATAACGCTGATTTAGCGACCATAGTAAGTGTATCAGGTGCAGCATTGTCCGTAGCTAACATACAACCAATAGTAACTTTGATTGCTTCGGTGGTCGCTATAATAAGTGGTATTTTTGCCATTCGTTATTATTACAGGGCAACTAAAAACCTAAAGAAATGAAAAAAATCATAATAGCCATAGCCATAACAGCTACAATCGGTGCTATTTATTTTACTCAGGACAAACCAAAACCTGAGAAAGCATTAGTATTAGTTAAAGGCAAGTTTGCTTTTTGCGGTGCATCTGGTGCTGAATTAACAGGCAGGACAATCGAAGTGCAAGGCAAGAAGTTCTTAGAGGGTAAGTCAATCTGCCCTGTAATGGATGGCGTTTCATTGGCTAACATTATGTTAGTTGGTAATCCATCAATTACGCCAGATAGCACGGATAAGACACTTTGGTCTTATTTCTGGTATTTTGATTCAGTTCCTCAAGCTCCAACATGGGATGTACTGCCGACAGTTAATCGCTCATTTGTGATAACTAAAACACAAGGTATGTCAAATATGTTCTGTATGCCTTGTAAGGTCTTAAAAGATAAAGTTAATGGAGTTACATTAGCTGAGTGTTTAGGTCCGATAAACGAAGCCGCAGTACCTTTACGTAGGGCGTTAAGAGTAGTAGACGGTGAAACATCAATAACACAAGCACCAGATGGTGCATCATATCCGGTAGGTACAATCATACCGGTAAATCAATTATGAAAATAGGAATCGCACATTATTACAAGCCAACTCCAGTTAAAATTAGAAAATTAGCTGATGGATTAACTGCCGTATCTGTGGCAGCAGGTAGCCTAGCTTTTGCTCAGGATAATAAAACAGTATCAGTATTTATCTTAATTACCGGTATACTGGGTAAGCTACTATCTAACCTGTTTGCTGCAAAGTGAAACTATCAGAGCATCTAGATTTATCTGAGGTTATAATATCCGAATCTGCTAAGCGTAACGGAATTAGTAATATGCCTACGCCAGAGCATATCGCTAACTTTATGCTTTTGGCAGAAAAGATATTTGAGCCAATTAGAGAGCATTTTGGAGTGCCTATTCGTATATCATCTGGGTATCGAAGTAAAGAGTTAAATGCTAAGATTGGTGGCGCATCTAGTAGTCAGCATTGTAAAGGTCAAGCGATTGATATAGATCAGGATGCAACCTCAATAACCAATAAGGAAGTGTTTGAGTACATCAAAGATAATTTACCATTTGATCAATTAATTTATGAGTTTGGCGATAGTAGTAATCCTGATTGGGTTCATGTTAGTTATGTACCTAAAGGCAGAGGACAGATTTTAAAAGCAGTAAAAATAAAAGGTCAAACAAAGTATTTACCTTATGCTTAAACATGAAATAATTAGGGGATACCTTTTAAGATTTCCTGACCATGCGGATTTGACAATGGCTAAAAAGATTTACGCTGATAATCCTTTGACATGGAGAAGCATAGAAACAATTAGAACGGCTATTAGGGCAATAAAAGGAAAAAAACATGGTAGAGAAAATTATTTAGATAAGTCCTTATTTGTTAAGCCAACATTTAACTACAATCCTTACAAACTGCCTGATTCTGAGGAAAAAATAAGAGAGCCTTATATATTACCATTGGCTAATAATAACATTCTATTAATCTCTGATTTACATATTCCATACCATAACATACAGGCAATAACTTTAGCTTTAAATTATGGCAAGGAGAATAAAGTAAATACGATTATAATTAACGGAGACTTAATGGACTTTTATCAAGTTTCACGATTTGAGAAAGACCCACAAAAAAGGTCTATTAAATTTGAGTTTGATTCTACAAAGGCATTTTTAGTCATTCTAAGAGAGGCATTCCCAAAAGCGCAGATTTATTGGCTAAAGGGAAACCATGATGTTAGGTACGAGCATTGGCTTATGGCTAAAGCACCAGAGGTGTTTGATGACCCTTACTATCAATTAGAAGAGAGGCTAAAGCTAAATGAACAAAGAATCCATCTGATAGGAGATAAGATTTTAGTAAAGGCAGGTAAGTTGCATATCCATCATGGGCATTTATTCTTTCGTGGTTTTATGGCTCCTGTCAATTCAGCGAGAGGTTTATATTTAAAAGCTAAGCAATCTACAATCTGCGGTCACGTTCATAAAATTGCCGAGCATACAGAAACTAACTTAGAAGCTGAGGTAACTACAACATGGACTACTGGATGCTTGTGCGAATTGTCACCAGATTATGCTCCTTTTGCAAATAACTACTCGCATGGCTTTGCGCATATTAAAGTAAATCAAAACAGAGATTATTCAGTTAAAAATTATCGTATTTATAAGGGTAAAATATTATAAAAATAATTTTTGTATCTTTGTGCTATGTATAAAGAAGAATTACAAGATTTAAAAATCAATCAGATCATTAAAGTATTTGAGAATCCTCAGGTATGGCGCAATAATGCAAGTAGATTGCATAAAGAAAGCACTAAATTATTCCATATTAAGAAAATGAAAGATCATACCATGATCATCCGTATATTGTAATATTATTGTTACAATAAAATATATTTTTTATTTTGTGAATTATTAAAATAACTTTTATATATTCGTTAAACCAAAAAAAAAGAAAATGAAAACAAAAACGTACCGTATCGTATTTCAAGACAAACAGAATAACGATCATTTTGAAAAGTCAATGCAGTTCTTTAATTTAAAGGATGCTAAGAAAGTTGCTAAGGAGTTATTAGCTAACCTTTGCGATAATTATGTAACTAAATTTAAAATCTACGCAAAATGACAACACTAAAAGAAATCAAAACAAAGTATCCTGACTGCTATTATGATGCGGACATGGATGCTATTTACTGGAATGGTCAGACAGTAGCTGAGGATGCTAAGGAGCTGATTGAGGATCATTACGAGGGGATGAAAACATGGACATCTGTTATTTCAGGAAATCCAGAAGATGAAACCATGCAGCCATGCTCAGGTGAAGATTACATTATTGCAGAATTAAACCACGATTATCATTACGCATTCGAAAATATATGAACTTACTAGAAAAATTAAACCCAGAGCATCTAGAGGTGCTAAAGGTTCAGCAAGAAAAATACCCTGCTACGATTAAAAATCTAATTGCAGAATTAGAAAATAATAACCATTTTTTGGATTTGACATACCAAAGCATCCTTAAATTATTTTTGCATTTAGATTTAAAAGATTATTCAGTAAATTCAGTAGAAAAATTATTTGACAATGTTAGCAGTTAGATCGACAGTATACCCTGACGGATTCAGAATCCTATGGGTAAGCGGAATGCCTAAGCATCCAGAGTTAGCAATGGATTCTCAGCTATATAACAGATGGGCAGTCTATGTTCATAACCTGGTCTTTAATATCAAAGGAGTTAATAAGATTAGATCTGGTGGCGTATGCTATTCAGATGGGCAGGAATCAGCTTTAAGGTTAGCAAAGGAGATACTATCATGATTGAAAATCGCATCTTCTGGGTGATCATGGCAGCCGTATCATTAGTCGTATTGGTATTTATTATTGAATTATTCATTATGTTTTATTTGTATTTATAAATTATTATTATAACTTTACAACAATGTCCACAATCATTAACCAAAAACACATAACGTATAGCCTGATAGGAGTGGACACCTTGACGGCATACGTTTTTTTATTATGGAAAAATCAGAAACCATTACAAGCCTAGCCAAAGCCTTAATAGACTTTCAGGGCAGAGTTCACAAGATTTCAAAGGATGCTAAAAATCCATTCTTTAAATCCAATTATGCATCGTTATCAAACATACAGGATGCAATTAGTAAACCATTAGTTGAGTCCGGTCTGGCTTACTCCCAGATGCCTAGCGGAGTCAATGGGTTAAGCACTATTTTAGTTCATGCCGAATCAGGCGAGTATTTAATGGAAACCTTTATTATGCCAGTCAGTAAGCCTAACGATCCTCAAGCCGTAGGCTCAGCGATTACCTATGCTAAGCGTTATGCTTTAGCCGGGGTATTAGGTCTGAATATAGATGATGATGATGACGGAAATAAGGCAGCTGAGGATTCCAGACCATGGCTAAATCCTAATACCGATAAATGGGAATCAGTTGTAAAAGCAATGAAAGAGGGTTACACTCTGGATGTGATCCTAAAAAAGTACAAGATTAGCAAAGAGAATGAAACTAAATTATTAAATCAATTAGAAATAGCACAATGATAAGCTCAAAAGATATGTTCTTTGACATGAGGTCAGAGGAAATGCAGACTATATATGCGCCTGGTTTCACTAAGAAACAGGCAGAGCAGACAGGAATAGATCTGATAGATAAAATGTTTACAGATGGCAATAAAACGCCTGTTCAATTCTTTTCTAACATTGCCCGGTTAAAGGCAGTAATTGATGCAGCTGATAGAGCCTTTAGGGATCGTGTAAACTTACCTGCCACCGATAGTTATAATGGAGTTACGTTTACTCCTAAAAGTGGCGCAGATAGCCTTAATTACGGTGAGGATGATATATGCGTATTGCTAGAGAATAAGTTAAAGAAAAGGCAGGAACTGTTAAAGACCGCTAGTAAAACTGATGAGATTATATTTGATGCTCAGGGTTGCGAAGTTCCAAAAGTGAGCAAGAAGTATAATAAACCATCAATCGTAATTACGTTTTAACAATAAAAAATATTATGGATAAAAAGAGGATTGCAAAAGCATTAGAGATAATAGTCGGGCATAATAAAAGTCCAGCGGATGTTAGCAGGAAAATGAAATTATCAATGCCACAAGTTTGCAGATGGATGACAAAGTATTGGTTTTATCAGAAACCAATTAACCCAGTAGTTATAAACTTAAAATCAAATGTATGAATTATAAAGAATTAAATGGTTATTCAATAAGACAAGGGTTTAATAAATTCAATGAAGAAAATCCTCATATTTTTAAAGCGTTTGAGGAACAAGCATTAAAGGCGATTAATAATGGAAGGACTAAGATCAGTTCAAAATTGATAATTAACTGGATTAGGTGGCATGAATTTTTACAAAGTTCAGATAAAAACTTTAGAATAAATGACGCATACCAGTCTTATTATGCAAGGTTCTTTATTGAAAAATATCCTCAGTATAATGATGTATTTGAGTTAAGAAAATTAAGGAATGAGGAGGAGGGGCAATATATGTCTATTGATGAAAATGGTCAAATTTCATTTCTTTAATTAATTTTTTATATATTTGAAATGTTAGCTGACATCGACAATAAGCTAATTAAAAAACATTTAACCCATAGGGAGGATTGGAGTCGATGCCATGATACCCTATGGGTTTTTTAATTTATAAAAGAAATGAAAAAGCACAATGGTTACAGATCCTGGAATGAATGGAATGTAAGTTTATGGATTAACAATGATGAAGCATTGTACAGACATGCATTAGAGCTTGTTAAAAATTTTACTTTAGATCAGGCTACAAAAATATTTATGCATCATCATTGGACAACTCCAGATGGTGCAGATTACAATCGTATTTGCGTTTACAATACCTTAAAAGAGTTGAAAAATGGATAAGCTGCAATGGTTTAAGTTTACAATTAGCGACTGGGTTATGGGCAAGATCATGCGATGCCCAGAGGTTACACAAGCTAGATTTATCTGGTTATGCTGCCAGTATTGGAATAAAGAATGTGTAATGAATTATGATGATGCAGAGATTGAGATTGAAAACGAGCATTTAACTATTTTATTGCAGAAAAGGATTATTTTATTAGATGCCGAAAAGATAAAAATTAAGTTTTTAGATAGTCAACTAATTAATATTTTAGAGGTTAGCAAAGGCAGAAGTATAGCTGCTAAAGCAAAATGGGATAAATTCTATGATCAAAAGAAAGATGCAAATGCTATGCAAACCTATGCAAATGCAGAGCAAATGGATGCAAGTGCTATGCAAAACGATGCAGATAAGATAAGAGTAGATAAGAAAAGAATATATATACCATTGCTTTCTGAAGTAGAGTTGTATTTTAAAGATAATGGCTATACTAAAGAATCAGCAGTAAAGGCTTTTAATTATTATGCAGAGAATAACTGGAAAGATAGCAGGAACAACCAGGTTAAGAATTGGAAGCAGAAAATGCAGGGAGTTTGGTTTAAAGAGGAAAACAAGATTAAAAACGAGCAACTACCTGCTCACCTAACCAGAGTATTAAATTGATACGCAAATTTAAAGACATCGCAGATAGCTTAGAGCTGATGCGAAATACAGGAAATCCATTAGGTGATCTTACAGGGTTTTACGGTCTGGATATGCTTTACACGATAAAGCAAGGATCTTTTACGTTTATACTAGCAGCTCCGCATCATGGTAAATCAGAGTTTGCATTTGAGTTAGCGTTTAACCAAGCTCATAAATACGGCAAAAAGGCGCTTATATACTCACCTGAAACAGGATCAGTAGAGGATATATATGCCGAGTTTATTCATAAGTATACTGGCAGACCGTTTTATAAGTCTATACCGGGATCCGTAGAGGATAAAGAATATTACGAGGCTATAAATTACATAGATGAATATTTTAACGTAGTGGATTCAGATGATAAAAGCTATACGATACCAGAGATAATGAAACTGGTAACGGATGAAAAGATAATCATAACAGATCCTTACAATGAATTAAAACACGAAATGAGCGATTATAATGGGAGACAGGATTTATATATAGAAGATATTATTGGCGAGATCAGGCGGTATTGCAAGAAGTATAAAAAGCATTGGATTATTACCTTGCATCCTGCAGCTCAGCAACCGCAAAAAGATGATAAAGGGAATACATATTACGGTATGCCTATGGCTAGAGAAGCAGCCGGAGGTCAGGCATTGTTACGCAAGGCAATGACATGGATAAATATGTGGCGACCGCCTCAGGGTATGAATGACCAGAATGGGCAACCTTATGGCGATAACATCGTGCTGATTAAAGTTGAAAAGGCTAAGCCAAAAGGCGTAGCAGTTAAAGGCGAAATGATTTTACAGTTTGACTGGAAGCGAAACAGATATTTTGAATTTCCTAAATTATATGCATATGATCATGAAAAGTAGAGAGCAAATGGAGCTAGAGGCTGAGGCTTATGCCTTACACTACCAAGATAAAATAAAGACTTCTGAGACACTTTTAATGTTTGCTGGTATATTATGTCACATAGAGGGTGATGTACTCTTATATCGTCTTAAAAGTGGCTTAAATGACAAGATACAGGAAGTGATTGATAGGAACGAAGAATTAAAACAGATTTACGATCATTTTTATAGTATGTCAGAGCAGATCGAACAATATAAAATAATGCTGCATAAAAACAATAGCCGGATGTTAGCTATGGAATTAGAAAACGAAAAATTAAATAAGCTATTAAACAATTATCAGGAATGGAACTAAAATATAAAAACATAAAAACAATAGTAAACGGAATAACCTTTGACAGTAAAAAGGAAGCCGGGTACTATGGCATTCTTAGACTTAAAGAAAAGGCTAGGTTAATACAAAGGTTTGAGATGCAGGTTAGGTATGATCTGGTTGTAAATGGCGTTAATATAGGATTTTATAAGGCTGATTTTGTTACCTATAAAAATGGTAAGCCTCTGGAGGTTATAGATGTAAAGTCTGAAATGACAAAGAAATTACCGGTATATAGATTAAAAAAGAAATTGCTCAAAGCGATTTATGGAATTGATATTGTAGAAATTTAATACATTTGATAAAAAACAGGCAAAGACCAGGCAAACAGATTATGCCTGATGGCATAGAAAATTATGGAAATAGTAAAGATCTCAGCTATAAAGGCAAACAGTAAAAATCCTAGACAGATTAAGGATGATAAGTTTAAAAAGTTAGTGCAGTCAATTAGGGACTTCCCGGATATGCTAAATAAAAGACCGCTTATCTGTTTTACTGATGTTGATAAAAAGTATGTTGTGCTAGGTGGTAATATGAGATTAAAAGCAGCTCAGGAAGTAGGATTAAAAGAAATGCCGATAATATTGGCTGATGACTGGACTCAAGAGCAAAAGGATGAGTTTTTAATTAAAGATAACGTAGGCTTTGGTGAATGGGACTGGGATCAGTTGGCAAATGAATGGGATGTTGATAAATTAGATGAGTGGGGATTAGATGTTCCTAACTTTGATACAAAAGTATTAGAAGCTGAAGAAGATGACTTTGATACTACGCCTCCTGAAATACCTATTACTGTATTAGGTGATTTATATGATATAGGTGAGCATAGGTTGCTTTGTGGTGATAGTACGGATTCAGATCAGGTAGCAAAGTTAATGAGTGGGCAAAAGGCGGATATGGTATTTACTGATCCTCCTTATGGTATTGGATTTGAATATAATTCTCATAAAGATAAAAAAGGAGATGAGTATTTAAAATTTTGTGATGAATGGTTTAATAACTTAAAAATAGTATCAGATTTTATATTTATCTCAACTGGATGGGCATATCAAAAATTTTGGTGGAATAAAAATCCAAAAGATTGTTTTTATTGGCTAAGTAAAAATAAAAGAACAGGCGGAAGTGTTAGCCATTTTAGAAAAGTAGAGCCATTGTTTATATGGGGTAAACCAAAGAATAGATATAATTTTGATTTTTTTGAACAAGTAACAGAAATAATAAATGATTTAAAAGGATTACATAGTTGCCCAAAACCTATTACTTTAATATCTGATATTATTAAAGCAGTAAATGAAAAAGATTTAATTTGTGATATATTTTTAGGGTCTGGAACTACAATGGTAGCTGCACATCAAATTAAACGTAAATGTTACGGAATGGAGTTAGATCCTAAATACTGCGATGTTATAGTAAATAGAATGATAGCCTTAGATCCAATTATAGAAATTAAATTAAACGGAAAGCCATTTGAAAAAGCACACTAAATTATATTTAACGTACTTTGTTTTTGATGAATCTGATTTTATACCATGCGAGATATGCAAGGCTCAGGCAATAGATATTCATCATATCGAATGCAGAGGAATGGGAGGCACTAAAGAGCCTGAAAATATAGATAACTTACAAGCGTTATGCAGATCATGCCATGTTAAGTATGGCGATAAAAAAGAATACAAAGAGTTTTTAAAGGATATTCATTATGATTACAAGCACGGCAGAATCTCTTAAAAGAGGTTTAAATACTCAATTTAAAAAGGGAGTTTCCGGGAACCTAAAAGGCAGAACTAAAATAATACCTCAGCTAGATGTTTTACTGGCTGATGTTCTAGGTGAGGAAAAGGATGGAATAGAAGCAGCAAAAGCTATCCTGATGGCTCTAAGGGCAAAGGCAGTTAAAGGCGATGTTAGAGCTGCTGAAGTATTGCTAGACAGAGCCTATGGCAAAGCATCGCAAAGTTTAACAATGACAGGCGATTTTAGCTTTAAAGTACCTGCGCCAGTTGTTTATAATACCGCTCCGCCTCTGGCTCATTCAGAGAACGAAATAGAAGATGTTTAACTGTTCGCCTTTATTTTATAACATCTATGAGTCAAAAGAAAAGGTACTAATAAATCAAGGTGGAACTGCCTCGAGCAAAACCTACTCCATTATGCAACTGCTATTCTATAAAGCAGTCACAGAGCAGAGGTCAGTCATAACAGTAGCCGGTGAATCATTACCTAATTTAAGAAAAGGTGCTTACCGAGATGCTGAAAATATCTTTGCAGATAATGTATACTTGCAATCTCAACTAAAGTTCTGGAATAAGACTGAGCGAATTATCTACTTTAAAAACGGATCTTTAATAGAGTTTGTATCATTTGAGAATGAGCAATCAGCAAAGAATGGTAAGCGTGACTACCTTTTCGTAAATGAGGCTAATGGTATAAGCTACCAGATTTACTGGCAGTTAGCGATAAGGACTAAGAATCAAATCTACATAGACTACAACCCTACTAATGAATTTTGGGCGCATACTAAACTAATCGGTCAGCCAGATACAAAGCTGATCATATCAGACCATAGGCATAATCCATTCCTATCAGATCAGGACCATGAAAGAATAGAGGCTATCAAAGACTTAGACTTAGAACTTTGGCGAGTATATGCTAGAGGCATGACGGGTAAGATTGAGGGTGTTATATTCCGTAACTGGGCAATATGTGAAAAAATACCAGAGGATGCTGAGCTGATAAGCTATGGTATTGACTTTGGCTTTACTAACGATCCGACAGGCATAATAGAGGTTTATAAGTCTGGTGGCGAGTTATGGGTAAATGAAATGTGTTATGAAACCAGACTAACTAACATGGATATTTGCAGGAAGCTCAGAGATTTTGGCGTGACAGAGAATCAGGAAATCATTGCTGATTCGGCCGAGCCTAAATCAATACAAGAAATTTATGCTGAGGGATTTAACATTCATGGCGCAATGAAAGGACCAGACTCGATAAAGCAAGGTATTGACATCCTTAAAAGATATAAAATAAATATTACCGCAAATAGCCATAACTTTAAAAAGGAATTATTTAGTTACATTTGGAAAAAAGATAAGACAGGCAGGATGCTTAATGAGCCTATTGATGCTTTTAACCACTTAATAGATCCGTTACGTTACGTGGCTTTAAATAAGTTAGCATCTAAGATTAAACAAGAATATTCATTTGATTGGAACTAAAATGAGCGTATTTTCTAAAATATTCAAAGCTGATATAGAAAAGGCAGCTACAACTCAGTTAGAGGCGTTGATGCCTGGACTTCAGCAACAAATAACTGCAAACCTATATAACCAGAATGTATTTGGTTGGATTGGCAATAATCAGGTTATAGTTGACTTTGAGGACAAAGTAAAGTTTGTTGACGAGGGATTTAAGAAGAACGCTGATATTTATACCTGTATTGATATAATCTCAAAGAAGATAGCGGAATGCGCTTATTGCCTATACGAAGTTAAAGAGGGCGTAACTAAAAAGGATCTAAAGGTATTTCAGAATATGTCTATGGCTGAGGGTGCTACTGCTAAGATGAGAACTTTGCAGTTAAAAGAGCAAATGTTTAATCAGGTAGAAAGCAATCCTATTCTGGACTTACTAGCAAAGCCTAATCCTCAGCAGACTTATGAGGAGTGGATGACTGATCTTGCAGGATTTTTCTTATGTACTGGCGATGGATATATATTTGGCAATGGCAAGGACCCTGATATGACTGCAAAACAAATATGGTCACAACTTTACTCTTTGCCTAGCCAGTTTATAGAGATTATCTCAGGCGGTATGTTTGAGCCTATTAAAGGTTATCAGATGCGCTCTGTTTATATGACCGAAATTCCTATACCTGCTCACCAAGTTGTGCATTTTAAATCCTTTAATCCTGACTTTACGCTGACAGGTGCGCAATTATACGGACAGTCACCTATCAAAGCTATTTATAGAAATGTACTAAAAGAAAATGAGGGCGATAACGAATTACTAAAGCAGATACGCAATGGTGGTGCTTATGGTTTTATCTCACCAGATGGACCGGGTGCATCGCTGACTAAGGATCAGATGAATGTTCTAAAAGAAAAGTTTGTTGAGGCTAAGCGTGGTGAAACCTTAATGGATCGTATATTTCCAAGCTCTGGTCCTTTAAAATGGACTCAGATAGGAATGCCATCTACTGATCTGCAACTAATCGAATCGCTTAACATTGATACAAGAAAAATATATGCAGCGTTCCACGTGCCTATACAGTTCTCTGGTAGTGAAGCCGCATCTACGGATAATAACATGGGTTGGGCATCGAAGCAGTTAATCTATAATGCAACTGCTCCACTATCTCGCAAAATCAGGGATGCAATCAATAAGTTTGTCTGTGAGCCATACGCTAAAGTTTATGGAAAGCAATATTACTTTGACTTTGATTTTAGCTCTTATCCTGAAATGCAGGAAGATATGGAAATGCTAACCTCATGGTTAGCTAACTCCTATTGGATAACTCCAGACGAAAAACGTATTGCACAAGGCTATGACAAGATAAGTTCAGTAGATATGGGCAAAATATACGTTCCGGCTAACTTAGTACCTATTGAGGAATTATCTTTAGATGCGGCTTATAACAATGCAACCATAAATGGCAAGTAGTGTTAAATACCATAAGACCTATTTAAGGCTACATAAAGAGTATGAGGCTTATGCTTACCCTATTATTAAAAAGGCTTTAGATGACCAGACAGGCGCAGTAGCTGACTTTGTAAATGAAGATACGTTTGATAACATTGAGTTATACATTCAGTTTCTAGTGCAGCAAAAACCTTTGTATAACGGATTAGAAAAGATATATACTAAGGTTGGCGTATCAGCAGCTACATTCTCTTATGACTGGATTCGTAATTCAGTACCTAAAACCAAAAAGGATTTTATTATAGATTTCTTTAATGCTGCATGGTATGAGGAAATGGTAAACTACTTTAGGCTAATAGGAGGTACTAAAGTTCAGGGAATAGATAATACAACTAAGGATATTATTAACAACTTATTAGCTAATATTTTAGGGCAAAATTTAAGCCGTAGAGATCAAGCAAAGCTATTTGAGGAAACGCTAAATGATCCTGCATTTAACAGAGCAAGGTCTTTGGTAATTGCTAGGACTGAATCTACAACTGCTGCAAATCATGGAATAAATGAGGGTGCTAGGAGTTCTGATTACGAGGTTCAAAAGTTCTGGATTAATACAAAGGATAAGCGTACAAGACTTTCGCACCTAGCAATGACTCAGGATCGAATAGGATTAAATCAGCCTTTTACGCTTAGAAATCCTAAAACTAATGTAGTTACTGAAATGATGTATCCTGGCGATGTTGGTACTGCTCTAAATAAAATACCTGCTGCTGAGGTTGTTAATTGCCGATGCGTTATGGCAACTGAAGCGATTAAGGATGCTGATGGTTTGCCGATATTAAAACCGAGAACGCCTGAGTATTTAAGAAAATTAAAAGAAATAGATAATGAATAGTATATTTACATAAATTTTTTAATCATGAAAGGATTACTAGAATATAAGAATTACAATGCCGAGATAAAAGACATGGATTCCGAAAGGATGACTGTCACAGGATATTTTGCTAGTTTTGGAAATACGGATTATGATGA